ATTTCTGCATCTAGTGTGTCTGGCAATCAAGAGTCTTACAATGATGAAGGATTCCAGCAGGTCACCTTGTTTGATAAGAACTACTTTAGTTCTTTGAGACAAATAGCTTCACCACAAAATGAATCTCAAATTCTTGCATCTCAAACATTCCCTGGCAATAAGTCATTCTCAATGAATGTAGATTTGACTACTCAAAACAGAAGACTAAGTCCTGTAATTGATCTTGATAGTTGTAGTGTAGTATTCACATCTAATAGAATTAATGCTCCTATTACTGACTATGCCAATGACTTTAGAGTCAATGGTCTTGAAGATGATCCAAATAGATTTTTATATGTATCTAAGAATGTTGTTCTTGAGAATCCTGCAACTTCACTGCAAGTTGTTCTTGATGCATATGTATCAACTTATGGTGATATTAGAGTGTTCTATGCTCTAAATCAAGATACTAAACCAAATGAGACAATCTTTATTCCTTTCCCAGGACATAGAAATATTGCTCCAAATGGTTCTATTATAAATCTTTCTTCTAATAATGGAACATCTGATGTTAAGGTTCCTAAGATTGACTCTTATCAACCTGAACCATCTGTCAATCTTTTTAAAGAGTACAAGTTTACTATTGATGAGGTAGTACCATTCAAGTCATTCAGAATTAAGATTATTGGCACATCAACTGATCAATCTAATCCTGTTCTCATAAGAAACCTCAGAGGTGTTGCATTAGCATAATGAGTAATTATATTCCTGTTGAGGGGCAAGATGGTTTTTATAGAGACACCAAAACTGGTGCCATTGTTAATAGAAACCATTTTGAATACCAGTCTTACATCAAACAGAGACAAAAATTGACCTCTGATAAAGAGAGAATTGACAAACTTGAAAATGATGTAGGTGATATTAAATCAATGTTAAACAACATTGTTGATTTATTACAAGACCATAAATAGTCGTATTAGTAGTATCCTATAAATGGCTAAGCCCACTTCAAGACAAGGATTAATAGATTATTGCCTTAGGCAACTAGGAGCTCCTGTCTTGGAGGTTAATGTTGCTCAGGAACAGATTGAAGACCTTGTAGATGATGCAATCCAATACTTTAATGAGAGACACTTTGATGGTGTAACTCAAGTATATTTGAAGTATAAGATCACTGATGAGGATGTTGCTAGAGGAGAGGCAGGACCACCTGGAGCAACAGGTAAAGGTCAAGCAGGTATCACTACAACATCAGTTACAAAATCTATTGTTGGTGCTGCCACAACATTCAACTACTATGAGAATAGTAACTATATTCAACTACCAGAAAATGTAGTTGGTGTAAACAAAGTATTTCAATACAGTGACTTAGTTGGCACTGGTATGTTTAGCATGAAGTATCAGTTGATGCTTAATGATGTCATGGGTCTCAATGGTATGATGGCAGGAGGTGGATATGATCTTACCTCATACTCAATGACCATGAGTTATATTGAGACAATGAACTTTTTACTCAATACTCATAAACAGATTAGGTTTAATCAAAGAGCAAATAGGATGTACCTTGATATTGATTGGGGTAATTTAAAGGCAGGTAGATTTATCATCATTGACTGTTGGAGTGCTATGAATCCAGCAACATATGATGGTGTCTGGAATGATGTATTCCTTAAGAAATATTTGACTGCTCTGATTAAAAAGCAGTGGGGTCAAAATCTTATTAAGTTCCAAGGTGTCAAACTACCAGGTGGAATTGAATTCAATGGTAGACAAATTTATGATGATGCTATGGCAGACTTGGATAAAATCCAAGATCAGATGTTAAGCACTTATGAACTACCACCTCTGGACCTTATAGGGTGATTCCTCATGCTGAATCCATTTTTCCTTAACGGTTCACAATCTGAACAAAGTTTAGTACAATCTCTTGTCAATGAACAACTGAGAATGTATGGTATTGAGGTGTATTATCTTCCTAGAAGATACCTCAAAACTAATAGCGTAATTAGAGAAGTAATTCAGTCTGAATTTAAAGATGCTTATCCAATTGAGGCATATTTGGATAACTATGAGGGGTTTACTGGACAAGGAACTATACTGTCAAAATTTGGTATTGAAAATAGAGATGACTTGCAACTGATCATCTCAAAGGAAAGATTTGAAGATTATATCAGTCCATTGCTTGCCAATGTACCCAATAGCAAATTAAGCACTAGACCAAAGGAAGGAGACTTAATTTACTTTCCATTAGGAGATAGATTATTTGAGATTAAGTTTGTAGAACATGAACAACCTTTCTATCAACTCAAGAAGACCTATGTCTATGAGTTAAGATGTGAACTCTTCAGATATGAAGATGAAGTTCTTGATACTAATGTTGAGGACATTGATGATGAGATAGCACAGATTGGTTATATGCAGACTTTGAGTCTGATTGGTGCTGGAACTACAGCAACAGCAGAAGCAACTGTATGTGCTAATGGTGGTGTCAGTCAGATTTATATTAGTAATATGGGTAAAAACTACTCATCTGTTCCATTAGTTGGTTTCTCATCAGCACCTGCAGGTGGCACAACTGCCACAGGTATTGCATCTGTATCTTACTCTTATCCTGGATGTAAAGGTAAGTCAGGAGTTATCTCAGAAATTTACATAACCAATGCTGGATGTGGTTACACTACACCACCTTGGATTACAGTATCAGGTGGAGGTGGTTCTGGATTTGCTGCAACTACTGGTATCAGCACTGATGGATCTATCATGCACATCACTGTCACTGATGGTGGTTCAGGTTATGTGATGGCACCTGCTGTCTCTATTGGACAGTCTGCTGGAGTATTCCCCACATTTGACAATACAACATACTCATTTGATACCAATCAATATACATGGGATAGTGAATATCCATCAGCAAGTAGAGATGCAGTGGCAATATCCACAATCACTAATACAGGGAATGTTACTGATGTCTATATTATTGATGGTGGTGATGGATATGGAGCTGCACCTAAAGTAATTATTGCTCCACCAATATCATTCTCAGAAGCAAATATTGGAGAAGGTACATTTAGATTTAATGAGATTGTAACTGGACAAACATCCAACACTACTGCAAGAGTTAAGGAATGGAATGGCACTACAAACATTATGGAAGTATCAATTGTTGATGGATATTTTGTAAGAGGTGAGGTTCTTCTTGGTTCAGAATCAGGAGCAAAGTATGTAATTGGTGGAACTGTAACAGATGATTTAGTTACTCCCTTTGCTCAAAATGATATTATTGAGTCTGAAGCAGACAAGATTATTGACTTCTCATCTGCAAACCCCTTTGGTATGCCCTAAATAAAGGTATATAAGTTTAAGATAATGTTTGAGTATTTTTACAACGAGATCTTCAGATCTGTAATTATTGGGTTTGGTTCTTTGTTTAATGGAATTCAAATCAAACACAAGGATGAGAATGATGACACTTTTAGTATCATCAAAGTTCCTCTTGCCTATGGACCTACACAAAAGTTCTTAGCAAGAATGGATCAGAATCCTGATCTAAATCATCCTGTTCAGATGACACTACCAAGGTTGTCATTTGAATTTACAAACTTGCAGTATGATCCCAGCAGAAAGTCCACTCAGACACAACAACTTGTATTGACAAATGAAGATGGAACAGAGACTAAGAAGTCTTATCTTCCAGTTCCTTATAATATGACTATCACTCTTACAGCATATACTAAACTAAATGATGATATGCTCCAAATTGTTGAGCAGATTGTACCTTATTTTCAACCATCATATACCATCCCTATCAAGTTACTTGGTAATTTGAAGGAGAGCACAAATATTCCTATTGTGCTTGATGATATTGATATGACTGATGAATATGAAGGTAACTTTGATACAAGAAGAGCACTTCTCTACACATTCACATTTACTGCTAAGACATACGTATTTGGTCCTCTTGCAGATGTATCCAAGGATATCATCAAGAAAACTACTATTGGTTATATTGCTGGTTCCAAGTCTGGCAAGTATGAAAGAGATGTTACCTATCAGGTCACACCTAGGGCACTCAAAGATTATGATGGTGTAGTTGCAACTTTACTTGCAGAAAATGTTGATATGGTTGAGAATGTCATCAATGTGGATGATGGCACAAAAATTAAGAAAAACACATACATCTATGTTGGTCAAGAAGAGATGTATGTAGAAGATGTAATTGATAATAAACTTGTAGTAAGAAGAGCACAGGACAAGACACCAATCCAGAACCATGTTCTGGGGTCCAAGGTTTACAACATTAATCAGGCAGATAATGTCAAGATTGAGGTTGGAGATGACTTTGGATTTGATGGTAATGTTTTCTGAGGTAACTTATGGATAAGTATGAGAAGTTAAATGATACTTTTGATGTAGAACCCATCTCTTCAGAAATTGAAAAGATTGAAGTCAAAAAGGAGATAGACAAGTATAAGTCATCTTCTGAAGACATCAAAAAAGACTATGAATATACCAGAGGCAACTTGTATTCTATTATTGAAAAGGGACAAGAAGCAATTAATGGTATCCTTGAACTTGCTCAGGAAAGTGAGATGCCT